AAGTGTCAATAGATGATGGCGATACTCTTTGGCCTGGAACCGAAAAATTATATGTTAATGGTGATACATTTATTGACGGAACTATATCTGCATCAGGCGATATGTATTGCGATAGTATTTATACAAATTCAAGCTCAGTACATATTGGTGCAGTAACAATGTCAAATACACCAAGTGGCAGTTTGAAAATTAATACCGCAATGCAAATAGGAACATTAGATGTCACAGCCACTGCTAATGCAGATAATGCAGGGACATTAAGATATTGAGAAACAGGAGATGTTGCGGCGGGAACGTCGCAATTACAAATATGTATGAAAACATCTGGAATCAATTACGCTTGAGTATCAATTAAATACTATGATTGGGGGGTATAAATCAAATACTATGAGTGCGGAATATAAATGAGTAATTTAACAAATCAATATATAAGTAGTAACTTTCAAAATTTATGAAAAATTTTATCAAATAATGATATTTATAGATAGAATAAGTTATTAGGAGTTTAGTATGAAAGTAAAAATGGGTAAATTAAAAGTGTTAGGAATGTCAATTTATAGCAAACTATCAGCACATTTTACATTAAAGGAATTTTTAGATAGCCAAACAGCATCAAGAAAGGGTATTCAAAATATTCCAAATGAAGAGCAAGTTAAAAATATGAAATCATTATGTATTAATTTATTAGAACCAATTCGCTCAGGTGTTCGTAAAGATATATATGAGAAAGCCTTACTAATGGTTTCAAGTGGATTTAGAAGTTTAAGATTAAATAAAGCAATTGGTGGAAGTGCCAAGAAATCACAACATATGAAAGGACAGGCCGCAGATTTCAATATATGGGGAGCGTCATTGTTTGATGCGTTCAAATGAATTGTTTGCAAAAGTGGATTAGAATTTGACCAATGTATTTGAGAATATGGTGCTTGAATTCACATATCATATACTCCATTTGGCATAAATAGAAATGAAATATTAAGTGTTAAAAAAGTTAAATCTGGATTAATTAAAAAAAGTAAATGAAGATTACTTACAAAAGATGAAGTGGGTAAGATGAAATTGGAGTCCGAATTTTAGGAGATAGAATATGCAATTTGCAGAAATAGTAGATAAGAAAGTTACCAAATCTACAGGTAAAATATTTATTGGGATTGTACTTTTAGGATTTATTTTACTTACAGCACTATGGGGTCCATCGCTTATTAATGCATTAACAATTGAGAAAGAGCAATCAGTAATGTCAGTTATGACAAGTGATAGTTCGCCAGAAATAGCCGAAGAAAGTTTTGAAGTAAAAAAAGAATTTGATTGGAAAGGAACAATTTCCTGGATGGTTGGTATTACTCAATCATTTTTAATAATATTATTAACAATTAAAAAAGTATTTGGTAAAGGAGCATAATAATGAGATTAGTAGAATTTTTGCCATTGATAACAGAAGGCGTGAATGACCCAGGCATTTTTAAGGCAATATTTATGGGCGGCGGACCTGGTTGTTTTGATGAAGATACGCTTATTAAAACTGATATTGGATATAAAAAAATATTAGATGTAAAGTGTGGAGACTCAATATGAACAATCGACAATAATAACAATAGAGTATTGGAAAGGGTTGAAAAGATATTTTCTTATTTTGCAAAAAACGAAATGATTGAAATTATACTTGAAAATAATGAAAAAATTGTTTGCACACCAGACCATAAGATTAAATTAAAAGATGGCTCTTGGATTGAGGCACAAAATTTAACAGAAAAGAGTGATATATTGCTATATACAAAAAATAGTGCAAAAGTAAAATCTGTTAATAGAATTACAAATTATAATAAGAAATATGTTTATGATTTGAAAGTATCAAATAATCATAATTATTTTGTTGGCAAGTCAGAAATAAATGTTCATAACTCGGGAAAAACTACCGTAGCAGGCGAACTTTTTGGAATACCAAGAAAACTTTCATTCTCCCCCCATGGATTAAAAGTATTTAATTCAGATAGAGAATTTGAACATATGCTTAAAAAGGCTGGAATAAGTGCCGATTTAACATCACTTAACGATGAAGAAAATTGACAAATTTATGCAACTGAAAATCCCGAATCAATTTATAGCAGGGCAAAGTTAAAGGCCGCAATAAGATACAAACATTATTTAGATGGCAGGATTGGCATGCTTATTGATATTACAGCAAGAAACAGGCAAAGGGTTTTAGGACTTAAAACCCAATTAGAAGAAATGGGATATGATACACATATGGTTTTTGTAAATACAACTTTAGAAAAAGCATTAGAACGTAATCTATTGAGGAAAAGAAAACTTAAACACGCTATGGTGAATGACATGTGGCATCAAGTGCAAGAAAACTTAGGATATTTTAAGAATTTATTTGGCGCAAATTTTTTAGAAGTTGAAAATAATGCAAAAATGGAAAGTGGTAAATTAGAATTACCGGCTAACGCTCATAAAGCAATTAATAAATGAGCGGGATCGCCAGTAAAAAATTCAATTGCAAAACAATGGATAAAAAATGCGAAGAAATACAAAGTAGACATTGGCGCAGATAAGTAATGACAAATGGAAGTGTTTGAGAAAATAGGGAAAATTCTTAGGGAAGGAAAAAACGCTAACGGAAAGTTTGCTCTAAAAAATAAAATCATCAAACATAAAATTGTTGATGAGGCCATTATACAGCGTCATTCGGAAAAGTATAAGCAGTGGCGTAAGGCTATATTTATACGTGATAAAGCGACATGTCAAAAGTGTGGTAAGCGTGGTGGTAGAATAAACGCCCATCATATTTTAGGATTTAAGAAACATAAGAAATGAAGATTTGAGATGATGAATTCAATTACACTTTGCGCAAAGTGTCATAGAAAATTTCATGACATATATGGGAAAAAAAATTTTCCTAATATAATTAAAGTTTGAAATATAGATAATAGTAATAATAAATATTTAGAATTATAAAAATAAATTTGGAGAAAATATAAATGGCTACTAAATGTAAAAATAAGAAAAAATATCATTTTACATATTATACAACAAATCTCATTAATAATAAAATATATTATGGCGTTCATAGCACTAATAATTTAAGTGATGGATATATTGGCTCAGGAAAGTTATTACAAAGGGCTATAAAAAAATATGGAAATGAAAATTTTATTCTTAAAATTGATAAATTTTTTGAAATGGCAAATGAGGCATATGAATATGAATCTATAATTGTTACTGAAAATTTTATTAAAAGAAATGACACTTATAATATTTGCGATGGCGGATGAGGTGGATGAAAACATAATGCAGGTAAGGGTTGTTATATAGATAAGTCCGGAAATAGGCATTATGTTTCTACTAAACATAAAAAAGTGATTTCTAATGAATGAGAACATATAAATAAAGGCAAAAAACTTTCAAAAGAAACTAAAAGAAAAATTTCAATTAGTAACCAGGGAAGAAAAATAAAATTTACTAAAGAGTGAAAAGAAAATTTATCTAAAGTTAGAAAGGGCAAAGTTCCTGTAAAAGATAAAAATGGAAATACCTTTTTAATGAAAGTAAACGATGAAAGACTAAAAAGCGGTGAAGTTAAAAGATTTATAAATTATTCTCGAAATCCATCGAAAGAAAGCATAGAAAAGAGAAGAAAAAAATTGATAGGAACAGCATTAGTTATTGATGACAATGGAAATAAATTTAGAATAAAAATTACAGACAAAGGCTATAAAAATAAATATAAGCCTATTGTATTGGATAGAATTCATATTTTCAATAAAGAAACATTACAGAAAAAAATGGTATACGAATATGAATGAAAAAACAAATATTCAAAAAATAAAAATTGAGCTTTGGGAAGATATTTCAAAAAAATTAATATATACAATGACAAGGTAGGTTTGCGAAAAACAATTAAAGAAAATGAATGAAATGAATATAAATCAAATGGTTGAAAATTGGGAATTGGTAAAGATAAATATAAAAAAATACATATTCATAATCCTTTAGACAAAAAAAGAAAAATGATTTATGAGTATGAATATAAAAGACATTCAAACATTGGATGAAAAATTGGTAGAGGAAAAATATAATACGGGAAAAGTAATTTCCCAGATATTAGGAAGGTGTGAGTATTAAATGAAGACCATAAATAAATTAACAGATAATATATTAAATGAATTGTCAGAAGATGTAAGTGCATTATTAACTGAGGACCCAGATGTTGTAAAATTAATTGACGGGAAAAGGCTTACGTGAACTAGCAAGGATGCGGTAGCATTTATGTATATTGATAAAGTATTATATATTTCAAATGATTTCGAAACACATACAGACATACTTGATAAATACATTACGCAAAACGATGCAGATTTCCCAACAATTTTCTTAAATTTTGGTGGAAGAACTGCCGACAATTGCCCAGGTAGATTATGGAAGAATAGTAAAATTATATCATTATGAGTATATCCCGATAAAAGTAAATTTAAGCAACTTATCAAAGACTTAAACAAACAAAAAGATATTCACATAGATAATACATGGATGATTGAGATTAATAAATACAAAGTTAAACCAAGCCAAGTAAAGCCAAATTGAAAATATGATTATTCTGGCAACCTAATTGTGCCGATTAATGATTATATAAGGGGCGATGAAAGAAAGATGTCAGACAAAGCAAAGCAACATATGTTATCTCCTTTACTTAAAACTGGCAACACTATATGGAAAAGAAATAGAAAATTGTCGAAAGGAATGTCCGATGCCGAATATAATGCTAAGAAAACAAGATACAAATATACTGAAGATATAATAACCGAAAACCCCGACAGAATGAATGCTGAAGAAAAAGAGCTAAAATGGAATAGTAATGACGCAAGGTCATTTGGATGATATAATGGTTATTTGTCAGTTGGTCCAGATGGTGACACATTTCACAGTCATTTACGAAATTATTTGCCAGATGAAGTTCAGGATGGGTTTACCATGCATACTCATTTATATAGAGAAGATTATACCTATGCAGGTCGTCTTTGGCTTAAAAGAAAAGTGATTTCATTTTGGTCATATCCAGACCAAAGTAAGTATGTTAAATTAATGAAACAATTAGGCAACCACAAGTATGTTAAGCAAAATTTACTTGGTAAAGATTGAAAAATTGAAATAGTTCCAGGAAAAGATGGCAAACCAATACAATATGATGGTGACTGGACAAACAGAAATAAGAATATTATATTAATTCCAACAAAAGATTATACTGGTAGCAATGCGAGAACAACAAAAGAGTTATCAAAATTGCATACGCTGTCACCTTTGTTTAAAAAAGGCACTATAAACCCTAAAGCTTTAAAACATATGAAATTACCAAAAGGAATGAGTGAAGTAGAAGCAAGATACCTAATGACTAAATATAAATTTCAAGAAAGTGTATTGAAAGAAACACCTGATGAGATAAAATCAACAAGCGGTACGCCTTCAGTTAATTGGAAAACAACTGAGGCTTATCCATTCGGATGGTCAATTAATCATGGATTTCTTTGGATAGGGCAAGCCGGGAGCAACCATGATTACGGAGATACTTCGTGAAATGGCAAGGGATGATTAGGTTTAAAAGCACAATACCCAAAGAAAAAAATTACTCGGGACAATTATTCATCTTCTGGCAGAATGTGAATTAAAACAAAAATAATTTCATTCTGAGATTACCCAAGTGAAAAATTATTACCAAAATTAATTAAAGATTTAGAAAAAAATCGTGGAATTAAAATATGAAATAATGGATGAAAGATTGAATTACCTACATGAGAAGGCGACAAACCTAATTTAATTCCATTAGAATATTTTGGAAGAGAAAATGAGTATTATGAAAAAAAATGAAGTGCCAAAGCAAGACGAAAAATTCATTTAGACCCAGAATTAAAAAAGTTAGTTATTGGCAAGCCTGTAAGCACAAAGAAACTTCCCAAAGGAATGTCTCAAGCAGAATACAATTGGCTTAGAACAAAATATAAATATCAAGAAGGATTTGAAGTATCAGATGAAGAATTAAGTGAGATTGTATTAAATGAAAACCCAGATTATGTAACTAACCAAGCCTCGTTTACAGATTCAGACGGAAGAGCTTTTGGATGACTTTATGGCGAATTACTTGTTGGCAAAGGCAGAAGTGAAAGCCACGATGATTTGACGCCGGACTCCAAAGATGGTAGGGTTGCTATGGCCTATTCCGGCCGTATATGAATAAATAAAAAAGTCATTTCATTTTGGAAATACCCACCAATAAACAAATTTAATAAATTAATGAAAGAATTAGGCAACCATAAATATATTAAAAAAAATATATTAGGCAAAGATTGGGAGGTTGAAATACTTCCATTGCCAAACGGCAAACCTGGAATATTTGATGATATACATTGAAATAAATATGGCGTCTTGATTCCAACAAAAGATTATGCAGGAAGTAGTAAAAGAACAAAATCAGAATTAGCGAAATTGCACATACTATCGCCATTATTTAAAAAAGGTGGTGGCGGGTGGTCTAAGAACACAAAACTTCCTAAAGGTATGAGTACCGCAGAAGCAAAATACTTAATGACTAAATATAAATTCCAAGAAGCATTAGAAATATCAGATAAAGAATTAGATAAATTCACATTAATAGAACATCCTGATGAAGTTAAATATAAAGGTGGTATATTACATTCCGGAACGTCAGAAACAATTTCGTTTGGTATTGATGGAAATGGTTTGCAAAATTGAACCGTATGGGTTTCGAAACCAGGTAAGCCACATGATCGATCGTATAAGTACGGTGGTCGCATTTGAAGAAAACATAAAGTAATATCATTTTGAAATTATCCAAAAACAAAGGATGAGTTGTGAGATATGCTTAGATTAGTTGGTGCAAAACTTAAAATAGATTTTGAGAAAGACAAATCTTGGCAAATTGAAATATACAGCAAATCTATTTCAGGCACGTTAGGGTCTAGCGGCTTGGGTGATCATCCAGACGCAAAATTAGTTCCACTATCTTCATTTAAAAAAAGTGAGAGCGCACCGTTATTAAAAAAACTAGCACATATTAAAGGTAGAAGAGAGTTTTCAAGCGACCCAGCTTGAATAAAAACGTTAAAACTTCCCAAAGGAATGACAACTGCTGAGTATAAATGGTTAATGACTAAATATAAATTTCAAGAAAGCAATAAATTGAGCGAAAATCAGATAAAAAATATAATTAATGACTATTTATTTAAAGAAGACGCTGTTGGATTAATGGATACATTTTTAGATGATTTAGGCGAAGGCAAGGAATTGTTAAAAGAAGTAACGGCAAGCCCAATTAATGGAACCGATGCAGATGATGGCCCCGCAACTTGGTATGTCAATTATAGGCATTATTCCAAAGAAGTAAAAAAGGTAGCAGAGAAGGGCGGTATGAAAATAATTGATTATTTAGTAACTGGTGTTGCCAAAAATTATAAGAATTCTGATGATTATGGGGATGCGATTGCAAATACGTTCTTCCCAGCAGGCGTGCCAGGCAAAGCAACTCCAACAAGTTGCGTAGACTGGAAAGGCACAAAGGCGTACAATGCTTGGAGAAAATGAATTAAGAATGTTGCTCTTATAACTGGATTTACATTTGTACATAAAATTGATACTGAAGAAAAGAAAAGAGCGATAGATACAACGAAAACTATTAAGGGTACGGAAGACGGAATTCAAGGTGGTAAGGAAACGAAACCTTTAGAGGAACGTGTTGTTGATGAGTTATTAGAAATAGAAGGATTACAATTAAAATAGGAGAAACTTTATGGTTACACCAGAAGGTGAAGTGATGAGAGGATTAGAAGAATTTGTTGGTGGTGGATATAAAAGCGAAGACGCTTACATGGCATCAAAGATTTATCAACAAGCACAAACAAGTTTATACAAATTGGCTGATAAACTAAACATTTGTGGCAATAATAAAAACGCACAAAGCATTGTTGAATTATCGGAAAGTCTTAAAGAGATTTATAAGAATGTTGATTTCACAGATTTAGATTGCAGAAAGGAATAGTAATGAATAAAAAAGATTTTCGCAAATTTGTAATAGAAGAGGTGAGAAATATTATGGCAGGAAAAATAAAAAAAACTAAATTTTCATCATTTAAGGATGATTTTGATGTTTTCCCAAAACGTGATAAACTTGTAGTGTGAAAGCAAAATAAAAATGTAGAAATAGATAAAGGCTCAATTAAGTATTTAATAATGAGCTTAGATACAATTACAAAGACAGAAACTAAATCGGTAGCTGGGAAAGTAAAATTAAGCGATTACGACTCAAAGAAACGTACGATAAAATATAATGGCGTGACGATTTCAGTAGATGTTGTTAGGCAATTAGAAAGAGTGTGGATTAATCACTTCGGTGAATATTAAGGAGATTGTAATGAATGTTAAATTTATTGAATTGGTAGATAATTTTTTATTTGAGTTTAAGGATGATTTAAAAAAGCAATGTTTGGTATTGATGGGTTTACCAGCATCAGGGAAAAGTACGTTTATTAATAATGATTTACACAAAATATTGCCAGCCTTTAAAAGGTATAAGGTAATAAACTCAGATAACCAAGTTAGAAGACTACAATATCAAACAGCGGTTGATCACTTTGCTTGGCTAAAGAAAAACGTTAAAGATAAGATTGATATATTAAAGTTTAAAGCTGATACGACGTATGTTGATAATAAATTCAAGGAGCGTGTTATACCAATAACTTACGAATGGTGGATGGCAAACGAAAGTAAAGGTATTAAAAATTATTTTAAAGTATTTTATAAACTTTTTTATGCAACGTATTTCGATATTAGAGATTTAGCGAAAGTAATTGATAAGCAATTATGACAAACAAAAGTTATAGAAGCGGGTAATATTTTAATAATTGATACAGTTGCGGCCAAACATAAAAAAATATTAGACAGATTAACAGACGCCAAAGCGGAAGGATTTAATACTACAATTGTTTATTTAGAGATAACTCCAGAGCTATGCATTGAAAGAGATAAGTTTAGAGAAAATATGGAAGGTAGGGGCGTAAGTGCCAGCGTAATAAATGGCTATGCAAAAAATATGGGCACAGCCTATTCGGCATACCAAAGCGAAGGAACAAGCCAGGATAGTGTTGTTGATAGATTAATGAAATTTGAATGGAAACCTACTGGCAATTCTGTAATTAAAGGTACATGAAGTAAAATAGAAGATAACAGATATGCATTAAAGAAAAAAACATTAGGTTTGAAAAATACTAAAGAAAGAGGTTAGCAATGAGAAGAACAAATACACAGGTAATACAAAATATATTAGATGATGGTCATAAAAAATCAACATCATATTTCATGGGCGCAACGAAATCAAAAGATGAAAAGCTTGCTGACATCAGAAGAGATAAAAAAGAAGGCGACGTTTGGGAAGAATTCGGTACCGAAATGACAAAGCATCGTGGCGGATATATGAGTACGAAATCAAAGATATTGCAAGAGATAAGAGATGAAAATAAAATGCCATTAGTATGCCCTGAATGTGGCAAGGTAATGAAAAAATATTATGACAAAAAGCCATGAAACATGGAAGGAAAATGTTCAGATTGTATGATTGAAGAAGAAGGCAAGATGAGAATAAAAGGTACGTGAAAAGCTCATGTTGAGAAAAAACTTCGTGCAAATGCTTTGTCTCAAATTAGAGATAATAAAAAAATGTTAGAAGAGCAATTAGAAAACTTATCAAAAAGTTTTCAAGTTGTTGGTAATGAAACTGGTGAGTTAGAAACTTGAAGTGTATCCCAAACTACCGTTGAAAATAAACGTAAAATACTTGAGGGTAATATTGCACAATTAAATATTATAGAAAAGAAACTTAACGACGAAGAAAAGGAATCAGAGAATAATGAATAATAACGATGTAAGAAATATTCTTAAAGAAGAAATTATTTTAGCCGAAGGTACTGGCGAATTATTAAAAATGTTTAAAAATTTAGCGAAACAACCAATAAATAAAGTTGTTTCAATGATACGCAAAGGTTGAGCGGACTTTAAAAAAGAAATAACGAGTTCTGGCAACGAAGAGCTTGCATTGACAATTATCAATAAGAAATTTCATACCAATTATAAAAGTTTAAGTGAAATTGATAAACTTCAGCAAATGAAAGAAGACATTCAACCTTTAACCGAAGACTTTAAGCACTATGTAATGTCATTAAAAGACACGGTATACACATCATCATTAGTTATGGGTATGCTTTCTGTTTGATTGGAATTTGCAAAACTTTTAAATGGCAAAGCAATGAATTATAAAAATTTAGCATTTTTTGGAACACTATGGCTAATACTGGCATCATCAAAGTATTATGGCGAATGAAAAAATTGGAAGAAAGCACAAAAACAAGGAGAATAAGAATATGGACAAAAACAAAAAATGAACGAGCAAAAAAGTTATTACAGTTGCAGTATTATATGCAATTGGATTATTTTTCATCTTGACAAATAGAGCATCATTTCCGGAATGGTCAAGTTATGCAATGTGATTATATGGAATTTATGCCTTAGGTAATGTAGGAGCAAAGGTAACACAATCATTAAAAGATGGCGTTGTAATTGATATTGGACTTAGTAGAAAGCTTATTGGGTTTGCTGTATTACTTGCTACAGCAATAGGACTTATGTTTCTTAAGAAAGAAGGAATTTACGTTGTAACATTTACAATGTTAGCGACATTTATACAAAATATATTTTTCATTTATGTTGGTGGTAATGTTGGCGACAAACTTGCAGGTGTATCGGGAAAACTTTTAAAAGTAAAACCAGATATTAAAGACAAAGACAAAGTTTAATTAAAAAATATTTTAGGAGATAGTAAATGTTAAAGAAATCAGAAGTTAGAGTAATGATTAAAGAAATGATTAAAGAAGAAACCATTGCCTATGGCCCAGATAACCTTGGACATACTAAATTAAACTGATACGATAAATCGCTTGATGATTTTATTAAAGATGAATTAGGGGAGGACGTTATGCATGAGGGACTTACGAGTATATCATTCGCAATAGCAGGGAAGGCTTATAAAAATGATGCATTAAAAATTGCTAAACAATTAATTAAAGATTATAGAATTAGAAAGTTTAATAACAGAGCCAAAGATGAGTTAGTAAAGCAATTAAAGCCCAAATGGGAAAAAGGTAAAACTAAAGTCATTCTGAATGTTGATGATATTTTAAAACAACAAGAATTGGGAACATTTTAATGACAAAAGAAGGGCGTGCTAAATTATTGAAAAAGGCGAAAGAACGCCCGAACCTTGTTAAAACGTATATGAAGTTACTTAAAGAAAACATACTTCGGAAAACGCACTTGCCTTGATTAGAGACGCATTTTTTTTAGGAGTAATAAGTATGATTAATGATAAAGAATTAAACGAAATGAAAGATATTATTTTTGAAGGCAAATATAATGGAAAAGTATTGGTGCCGTTAACCATAGCACTGACACAAACTGACGAAGATAGGCGAAAGGCAAAGGAATACATTAAGCAAAATAATCTTGAGAATACTACACCAGGTAGAGCGTTTGCTACCGCCGAAAAGCATTTCAGTCAGGCTAGTCATTATTATATGCAAGCAAAAAAGTTATTGGATAAATTGAGGTAATTATGAAAATACAAGCAAAAACTTTGATTCGAATATTGATAGGTATCGTTATAGTTGCGGCAATTATAATATTATTGCCACAATCAAATATTAATAGTTTGTTAATAAAGAAAAAGAAAAAACAAGTTAAAGAAATTAAGAAAGAAATAAAAAAGCTTGAAGAACAAAAGGAAAACAATGAGGGCGATATAGACGAAACTAACAAAAGTATTGTTGAGTTAGAAAAAGAGCTTAAAGAAATTAAACCAAAAGTCGATACAACTGACATCGACGAAACGATAGATTTTTTAAAAGAGTTTATCAATGGGAAATAAATATAATGAACACATTAAAATTTAAATCATTACTTTTCGAAGGCTCTACAAATCAATATTACAGAGCCTTAATGAAGTATGTTGGCAATAATGTTCGCTTAAAGCCGAAAGGTCATTACGAAGAAACAGATGAAGACGGAAACTTAGTGTTTACCACAGGCAACGTTATAGCTCAAAGCGAAAAGAAAGAGCTTTCTGCCTCGAAATATATTGGTGGCGCAATGTTAGGAGCGTATTCTGCCTTGGCTTATATGGCTGGCGAAAATCCAATTGGCAGGGATATATATATTTATACAATTCCTAACAAACCAGACAAAGATTTGTCACATTTAACTTCAGATGATTTTGAATTTTTACAAGAAGTGAGATATACCAAACCAGTTTTGGCAAAATTTTTTAAGAAAATTAAAATAACAAAAACGATGGATAGAATTTTTGATAATTTTTATAATTTTATAAGTGGCGACGATTCATTTTGGAATGAATTGCCAGAAAATGAAAAAAGCGAAGTTAAAAACCTATCTAAATTTTTAAAGAAAATAAAATAAAGGATGATAATATGAAAAAATCAGAAATAAGAATAATGGTCAAGGAAGAGGTAATAAGGGAAAGTTTTGCAGACAATATAACATCTGCATTGAGTGATAAAGATTTTTATAACTTATTAGATAATGAAATGATAAAAAGTGTTATAACCGTCATTGAAGAGAATGTTGATAATCTTATTAAGCACAAAGGCGTAGAGGCGGATAGAGATGAGGCCTCTAGGTTAGTAAATGATATATTTAGAAATTATGTGAAACATTTAACGAAGAAGGCGAAAAGAACAAGATTTTTCGGTAAATTCAAATTCAAAAATTTATCAAAGAAATAAAGGATAGCAATATGAAAAAGATTATGCCAGTATTATTAATTTTATGCTTAACATTTCCAATATTTGCACAGGAAATTATGACAGTAATAGATAGCACATCAAAAGAATTTTATCCGTTGTCCAAAGAAGAATTAAAAACCTTGGCTGTAAAAGTTGATAGCTTACAGCAAGCAAATGAAATAAAAGATGAGTTAATAGGTCAATTCAAAATACAAATAGAGAATTATGAAACCTTGGTCATTACAGATTCCTTAATTTTGTCTTACAAAGATAGACAAATTAAAACATTGAACGAAATAAATAAATTACAAAAACCAAAATGATGAGAAAAATATGAAAAATGAGCGTATTATATATTCGGTGCAGGAAGTATTATTTTAGGTTCGTGAGTTGCTAGTAACGTTGTAGGGGGGTAATTGTGAGTACACCAACAGAAGAGCAAATTAAAATAATGGAAATGCGAAAGCTTATTAAAAAAGAAATGAGCAGATGCGCAAGAGACCCAGCATATTTTATGATAAAATATTGCAAAATTCAACATCCATTAAAAGGTTTAATAAAATTTGATTTGTTTGATTATCAAGAGAAAGCAATCCAAGAGTTTTTAAAATACCGATATAACATTATTTTAAAAGCAAGGCAGTTAGGCATCTCAACTTTAACTTCGGCTTATGCGACATGACTATTAATGTTCCATGATAACAAAACAGTATTGATTATAGCAAATAAAGCAAAAGTTGCCAATAGTATGATTAATAAAATATCAACTATTTACAAAAACTTACCGAGATGATTGCAAAAAATTGTGCAAAATGAAAACGGTAAATTACCAGTAGATAGTAAAACAAAACTTACATTCATAAATGGCTCAACTGTTGAAGCTACATCTGCAACCGATGACGCTGGTCGTTCTGATGCATTATCATTATTAATTTGGGATGAGTGTGCGATTGTAAAAGAAAATTTAGCAAGGGAGATTTGGACAGCCGCAAGCAACACATTGGCAACTGGTGGTGATTGTATTATTTTATCAACTCCCAAAGGTGTTGGTAATCAATTTCACGATTTATGAGTTGATGCTGAATCAGGCGATAATGAGTTCCATACCATTAGATTGCCATGAAGCGTACACCCGGAAAGAGATCAAATTTACAGAGACAATGAAGATAAGAAATTAGGCAAGAAGAGGGCGTCTCAAGAGAATGATTGTTCTTTCCTTACTTCTGGTGATTCAGTAATTGATTTGGAAATAATAGAAGCACATAGAAAAAAGAATGCATGTGACCCAATAGAAAAAAGATATGCCGGAAAATTCTGAATATGAAAATATCCCGAAGCAAATCATAAGTATATAGTTTCTGTTGACGTTTCACGTGGTGACTCAGAAGACAAGTCAGCATTTCATATTTGAGATATAGAAACACTCGAACAAGTTGGCGAGTATGTTGGGTTAATTGACCCGTACGACTTAGGAACTTGGACAGTAAACGTAGCACTCGAATACAATAGTGCTTTATTAGTAATAGAAAATAACGGGCTTGGGTATGCGGCCATAGAGGGCGCATTACATAGAAGATATGGCAATTTATATTATTCTGGCAAAGCAGGAACAAAAGCTGATATTGGCAAACGAGTAAAAAATTTATTAAAATCAAATGATGATAAAGTTCCAGGATTTAGTAATACAATGATAACAAGACCATTAATGATAAATAAAATGGAAAGATTTTTTAGAGAAGAGGCTGTCATAGTACACTCAAATAGATTATTAAATGAGTTATTAACTTTTATATATAAAAAGGGTGGCAAAGCAGAAGCCATTAGTGGTAAGCGAGACGACTTAACATTGTCAGCGGCAATAGGATTGTACGTAAGAGATACGGCAATTACTTTATTACAAGAAAGTGTTAAATCAACGAAAAGAATGTTAAAATATACAGGCAAATTAACTTCAAAGCAAATGTATAATGACAATGATAATGACGACCCATGGAAAGCGTCAGTAAGTGGGCAAGTAATGAATTTAAGAGAATTCTTATAAAAGGAAGGCTAAAATATGGCACAAGAAACAAGTAATTTTTATAGAGGGTTGAGAAGATTATTCTCTAATAACGTGATTGTAAGATACGTTGGTAAGAAAAAAGTAAAAGTTGTAGATGCGGACGGATTTCAAATGCGTCATGGTGAATCTGGCAAATATTCTCGTATGAAAACATACGCAAAATTAGAAGAAGCGAGTGGAGCAATTCAAGGTTCTATTGATCATCAAATGCTATATAATGATTATATGCAAATGGATAGAGACCCGATATTGTCATCGGCACTTGATCTTTACGCAGAAGAATCAACTACAAGAGATGAGTTCGAGGATATCTTATCTATTACGACTGATAATAAAAATATAGAAGATATATTACAAAATTTATTTTATGACATTTTGAATATCCCATTTAATTTATGAGGCTGAATCAGAAATATGGCTAAATTCGGAGATTGTTATTTATATTTAGAACTTCATAAAGATTTGGGCATTATTAACATTAAAATATTATCGCCGTATGAAGTCGAAAGACTTGAAGGCGTTGACGAAGACAATCCATACTTAGTACAATTTGTTATAGCTGGTGATAAAAAAGATATGTTAGAAGAATTTCAAGTAGCTCACTTTAGATTGTTAGGCGATGTATTTCACTTCCCATATGGTCGAAGTATGCTTGAAGGTGGTAGGAAGATATGGCAACAATTAACACTTATGGAAGATGCTATGCTTATTCACAGAATAACAAGAGCACCTGAAAAAAGAATTATAAAAATAGATGTTGGCGCATTAGCACCTGACGAGATTGACGACCATATGGAAAACATCATGAATGGTATGAGAAGGACTCCATTTATAGACCAAGCAACTGGAGAATATAACCTTAAATATAATATGATGAATATTAACGAAGATTTTTTCTTCCCAGTTCGTGGTGGCGACACTGGGACTGAAATCGATACATTAAGTGGAATGGAATACGCAATTATTGACGACATCGAATACTTACAAAGAAAATTATTTGCATCATTAAGAATACCTAAAGCGTTCTTAACTTTCGAAGAGGGAATTGGATGTGTTGTTCCTGAAACAGAAATTAAATTAATTAATGATGAAGTAAAAACAGTTAAAGAATTAATCGAAGATTATGAAGGTGGAATTAAAAATTATGTATATTCAATTAATGAAGAAAAAGAAATTGTTCCTGGCGAAATATCTTGGGCCGGATATACAAAGAAAAACGCTAATTTAGTTAGAGTTAATTTAGATAATAGTAAATATATTGATTGCACTCCAGATCATGAATTCTTAACAAGAAATGGCGAGTGAGTTGAGGCACAAAATTTAATAGAAAATCAATCATTAATGCCTTTATATTTGGATAAAACAAAATACGGATATACTACCGTTTACCAACCAAATACGGGCAAATATAAAGAAGTACATAGACTTGTTCCAGAACATTATGGAAACGTTATTAAAGGTTCAGACATGGCAATTCATCATTGTGATTTTAATAAAAAAAATAACATTGCATGGCCGAAATTTATAAGAAATAAAAATATTAAAAACCATAAAGTAATTAGCATAGAATTTCTTAATGAACAAAGAGATACATGCGATATTACAATTGAAAAATATCATAATTTTGCAACAAATGCTGGCGTAATCATACATAATTCAAAAGCCACACTTGCCGCCGAAGATTTAAGATTTGCGAGAACAATTGAAAGAATACAAAGTATTATTGTTTCTGAATTAACAAAGATTGCGATTATTCACCTTTATTCTCAGGGATATAAAAATAAAGATTTATTAGATTTTGAATTAAGTTTAACAAATCCTTCAGTAATACATGAAGAGATGAAAATTGAATTATGGAATGCCAAAGTATCATTGGCAAATGATATGATGGATACAAATCTATTAAGTAGTGATTTTGTATATGAGCAAATTTTTAAATTAAATGATATTGATTCCGATAAAGAACGTGCTGGCGTTATCAAAGATAAAAAACGAATGTTTAGAATGGAAACCATTGCAAATAATGGAACGGATCCGGCAGATGCAAAGTCAGAACCAGAAGGTGGAGATAATGAGGATGATGGTTTTAGTTGGGACGGTGACGATGATGATGTTGAAGAGAATGTTAGTTCGAGCAGTGACGATAACAGAAAAGCAAAGAAAAGTAAAATTGATACGACGTTGGGAGTAGATGATATGAAAGACGCACATAAATATGACAAAGATGTAATTTCTCACAAGTATAAAGGTGGCAGTGCTTTATCATTAGAGGGAACCGTAGCTGACGTATTTGGGGAAGACGATGAGAAAATTGAAAAGAATCAAGCATTAACTGAAAAGAGAATTAAGGATAAATTTGGTTTCTTGGAAAGACTTGAAGCGACCTTAACTTATGCAAAAGAAGAAAGTGAGAAAGCCTTAATAAAAGAGGTTTTAAAAAGCGAAAAAGATAAAATAATGTTAAAATAATTGAAGAAAATTATATTTATATTAAATAGCACAAATTAAAAGAATAATTTGTAAGAATAAAAATTGATAATGATAATAATATTATCAAGGAGAAAAAATATGCGTAATCTAAAGCATTTAAAATTGCGAAATACATCAATAATATACGAGACATTGTTAAGACAAATAACGATAGACGCCCTTGAAGGACGTACTAATTCCCCAGTCTTCGATATATTGAAAGAGTATTTTAATAAGGGTAAATTATTATCCGAAGAATTAGGGTTATACAATAGTATTGTTGAATACAAAACTGACAAAAAAGATAAAATGGAATATTTTTTAAAAACAGTTATTCAAATGCGTAAGCGATTAAACGAATCGGCATTGGCGCAGGAGAAATATAACGTTATTAAAGAAATTAAAAAACATTATAATCTTAATACGTTGTTTAACTCGAAAGTTGGAAATTATAAAATATTGGCGTCAATATATAGATTATTTGAAGCTGAATTACATCCAACTCAAAATTACAACCCAACTGCAATCGTTCAAACTAAATATACAATCATTGAGCATATTACTAATCCAATTCAAAAGATAGACAAAACAAAAATCGATTTAATTGTTGAAAAGTACAAACAACAAGCTAAAGAAATAAGAGTTGTTGCTTACAATATGTTAATTGAAAAGTTCAATCAAAAGTATAGTTCCCTTAGTGATAACCAACGTTGTTTGTTAAAAAAATATATTGATAGTATGTCAAATGTGACCGCACTAAAAGAGTATGTTGGTAGTGAAGTTCCAAGAGTATCAAAACTTTTAACAAGCTACATTCCTAAAATTGAATCTGAAATTATTAAAATTAAACTTACAGAGCTTTTGAAACATACAGAAAGTCTCAAGAAAGGTAACAGAGTTAAAGATTCTCAAATTACAAATTTGATGAAGTTATACGAATTGGAAAGTGAAATTTCCCAGACGCTAAATGAGGATGGTGAGTAAATTATGAAAAAATTAGAAATTAGGCAAATGATACAGGAAGAGTTAGCAAAACTAAACGAAGCTCAAAAATATCCTACTCAAGATGAAGCCGAAGCAATGAGTGACTGGTACATGGCAATGAATAACGTATATATTGGCGCCGGGGGAAAAAAAGTAAGAGCCGCATTTGAAAAGGCTGACGATATTAGAATCAAATTACACACAGAAATTTTTGGTGATAAGTCTCCATGAGCATTAACAAGAAAAGGGAATAAATCAGAAGTAGTTTGAGACAAACATAAGGCTGAAAGGTTAGGAATATAATTATGAAGAAATCAGAAATTAAGCAAATGATACAGGAAGAGTTAGCAAAAGTAATGCAAGAGAAATCTCCACAAATGAAAGCCAATAAAGGCGGCCAATATATTTCGGACATTATCAAGAAAATTGGAACAATTGATTCTCATGCTGGCATAGATAAAAGCAATAAAAATTACAAAGAATTGATATCTAAAATGAAAGCCGCAATTAAAGCATTACAAAGAGCAAAATCCCTTTTGAGACCATAATTATGAAGAAATCAGAAATAAATGAAATAAAGGTGATATAATGAAAAGTTTTTTAAGAGAAGTTAGTACAACAGGAGATATTGCTGGATATGAAACTCCATATGCATTTTCAACCAAAGGTCCAAATTCAAAGCGCTTAAAAGATATTCGCAAATGATGTAAGATTTTTGGGTGAGAAGCCGCAAAAGGTGCTAGTCTTAATGAAGAATTTGAACCAGAAGATTATAGGAAAATTAAAGAATTAATTAGGACAGAAATGGCTTTAATTATGTTTGATTTATTTAAAAAAAGAAAAGCTTGAATGTAATAGGAGACATACAGATGAAAAAATCAGAAATACGAACAATGATAAAAGAAGAGATGATTAAAGAAGGTATGGACTACGGTTTGAAATATGGCATTAGAGATAAAGTAAGAAGTGCTATTAATGACATTACAGCAAATATGGAATTCTATTATAGCGAAGATGATGAAATGGATTACAAACAGGCTCACAAAAAAGCAATTGAAGCATATAAAAAATGAGCAAAGGCAGTCTTTGAACAATTAAAAAAATTAAAAGAAGAAACAAGGTCAGGCTCAAACATATACGATGTAACTTTTAAGAAAAATAAAAAATAATATGTTTAGTTTTATTAAACTTTTAACAGAATTGCAAAGTGACTATGGTGCTGGAATTACTTTCGTAGATATTGACGAAACAACATTTCATACCAAAGCAAAAATAGATGTGGTGGATGATGATACTGGGAAAATAGTTAAGAAACTTAATAATCAAGAGTATAATACCTTTAAGTTAAAAAAAGGATATCGTTATGGCTATAGTGAGTTTAGAGATGCGAAATTATTTAAGAATACTGCAATTCCTATAATGCCAGTTATTAAAAGAGTTAAGCAAATGTTTAAAAGAATTGGTAATGGTGATTCTAAAATTGTATTTTTAACAGCACGTGCTGAGTTTGATAATCCAGATATTTTTATTAGTACGTTTAGACAATATGGGATACCGATTGACAAAATAGACGTGCAATTGGCGGGCAACCTTGCAACTGGAACGGTTGCGAGCGCAAAGAAGAAAATCATAACTCAGTATTTAACAACTGGGCTATATAGACGTGTTAGAATGCTTGATGATGATATGGGAAACATAAATATGTTTATCGATTATAGTAACAATGTACCAAAAGCAATAGTCAATAAAGTAAAAAAAAGATATAAGATTGTTGGGGACGAAAAAATTCCACCAATTCAATTTTTTGCATTACTCGTAAACCAAAATGGCAGTTTAAAAAGAATACAATAGGGAAAATATAAAAATGAAAAAATCAGAAGTTAGAACAATGATAAGAGAAGAAGTTAAGAAATTAAGAGAAGAGCCAGACACTTATGTATCAAAAACATCAAATGGCTTTACTTTAATTCACAAAGGTATGCCAGTAATGTCATCAGATAGAACGATGAATGATGTAAAAAAAATGGCAAAAAAAATGAAATTAAAAATTGGTCCCAAATTATGAAACAATGGCAAATGAGAAACCATTAAGGAAGGCAAACAAATGAAAAAATCAGAAATACGAACAATGATAAGAGAAGAAGTTAAAAAATTAAGAGAAAAAAAAATCCAAGAAGCGCAACGTAATTTTAGTGTATTAGTAAGACCATCAAAAGCTAAAAATGCAAAAAGTGCACTTGATAAATCAGAAGATAAATTGGATTATGAATTATATGGAAGCGTATTCATGTTCAAAACAAAAGACGATGCACAAGAAGCGCTATATATATTCAGAAAAAGCAATATTTATTAATTAAGTATAAATTTATTTAGGAGAAACATAAGATGAAAATGAAAAAATCAGAAGTTAGAGATATGATTAAAGAAGAAGTCCAAGCACTTAGAGAAGCTGATTATAAAGAATTAGTTAAGATGGTTAAGGATTTGGAATCCAAACTTAAAAAGTATAAGATAACAGATAAAGTGAAAGCAAAAAAAGCCGAAGATGCACTAAAGCAACTTAACTCTGTATTAAACACAATATAAATAGGAGATATAAAATGAAAAAGTTATTAATAAAATTTAAGTGGGTATTGTTAGCAATTGTAGTATTGGGGCTTTACTTATCAATCGCTTTTGGTGGCGTTATTGATTTTACAGCAATATAAAAATAGGAGACACAAAATGAAAATGAAAAAATCAGAAGTTAGAAAAATGATCAAAGAAGAGTTACTTAAAGAAGGCGGACTTGATTCAAAAATACAAAGTGAATTTCATGACTTGATTCAGCAAGAGTGAACAAAAAGAAAGTTTTCTGGAAAAGATGCAAATGCTGATAAATTATTCGATGCGTTTAAAAAAAGTTTTTGGGTATATTTCAAAAAGATAAAATAAATATAATATAAAAATAGGAGAAAATATTATGAGAATAAGAGTAAAAGAAGTACGTGAGTGGATGAAATCACTTGATGAAAATAAATGGCGTAAGACATATAATGTTGATGCCAGAAGAGTTGCGCATTTCGCCAAAAATATGATGGAAGGTTCTGAACTTGTATTGCCAACCTCTTTACAAAGAAAGGTTGAAGGATACGAATATAAGAGAGAAAAGAAAATGGCAAAAGAATATGTAAGAGTTTTTAAGAAAAGACTTAAAGAACAAAAACAAGAAGAAGCATTACAAGAATCAATTAAAGTTATAATCGGCGAAGAAATTCAAAAATTAAATGAAACGTTAAGTGAAATTGATGCTCCCGAAATGGCGAAGGTTGCCAAAAAGTATGGGTTCAAAATTAAATTAGATTCAAAAAGAAAAGTGAACGATTCCTATATTTGAGATTTTGATGTATTGAACAATAACATTACCAGAATTAAAATTTCAAATGCAGGCGGAAAAGCTGATACAGCAAATGTTTATTCTGGGAAAAGTACGAAAAATGGAATAATATTTAAAGATTATAAAGATTTATTCTCACAAATGAAAGAACTTAAAGAATCGACAAAAAATAAAGTTAGAGCAATGATTAAAGAAATAATTAAAGAAGAAAACGAGTATCAAGAATTCTTTAAAACCGTTCTTGACAAGTTTAAAGTTAAGTCGCCTGCCGAATTAAGCGATGAAAAGAAAAAAGAGTTTTTTAATTATATTGAAAAAAATTGAACTAAAGAAAAAGATCATAAAGAATAGAAATAAGCAATATAAATTAGGAGAAATATAATGAATAACAAAAAGTTATTAATAGATACGATGATGTTCGAAGTTCCACATGAAGTAATAACAGAGGCAATGGGAAGAACAGACAATAGATTTATCGTTAAGGGCATTGTACAAAGAGCAGATGCATTAAATCAAAATGGTAGAATATATCCTTATGATATATTGACAAAGGAAGCGAAAAATTATACAGATTCATATATTAAAGAAAGCAGGGCGATGGGAGAATTAGATCATCCTGATTCAAGTGTGATAAACTTAAACAATGTTTCCCACAATATATTAGATTTATATTGAGAAAATAAAAATTTAATGGGAGTTATTGAAGTATTGGGAACTCCTTCGGGCAACATCTTAAAAGAATTATTTAAGTCAGGTATTAGATTGGGCATTTCGTCAAGAGGATTGGGTTCAATTAAAAACAATCAAAATGAAGACAATATGAGTGCAGACTATGTACAAGAAGACTTTGAATTAATTTGTTGAGATTTTGTCTCCAACCCTTCAACAAAAGGTGCATTTATGAAACCACTTAAAGAAGGTGTAGATTCAAACCTTGTAAAAGAAGATACTAAATGGAATAAAGTTAGCAATATAATTACAGAATTATTGCCTGAATTAAAATAATACTTAGGAGAAATACGAAATGAAAAAATCAGAAATAAGAAAAATGATTAGAGAAGAGATTAAACGATTAAACGAGGCAGTTAAATTGAAGAACGTAAAAACAAAGGACGAAGCAAGACAACAAGCAAAAGATTGGCAAAGCGACTTTTCAAACAGATCAATGAGTTGGGCCGAATTGATGAATGCGGGGACACATTTTGAAAAATTAGGGAAAAAATTTAATTTAACTAAAGAATTTGAAGAAAATGGAATAATATAAAGAGGGTCAATAATGAAAAAATCAGAAATAAGAAAAATGATTCAAGAAGAATTGTTGGAAGGAAAATCAAATTGGGAGAAGAATAGAAAAGAGGCAATAAATAATGTTGTTTCGGCATTGAAGTCGGCAAGCAAAGTTAATTATATAAGTCAGTTTGACAAAACTCAATGATTGGTTGATTTTAAAAATGGCCAAAGTGCATTAATTAAAATTGGCATATATAATGAAGATTAAAAATGAAAATAGAAATTTATAAAAGTGGAATTTTTGGAAATAGTTCAGTTAATATATTAAAATAGGAGTAAATTAAATATGAAGAAATCAGAAGTTAGACTAATGATTAGAGAAATGGTTAAGTCTGCCCGTAATGAAAACATTGATCCGAGTATAAAGAGAGCCATAAAGACACTCAAAAAGGGAGACAAGTTCACGGTTAAATCTCCTGACATTAAAGCGGACTGAATAAATATACCATTAACGTTTGTTAGTCACAACGCATTTGCTGAATGAATAGTTTGTAAGGATAAAAAAGGCAAAGAGTATAGAGTTCCGACGACAAAGATGCGTGACCAAACAATGTCTGTTGAAAAATTGAATGAAAACATTGAACTTAATGAAAGCCAAACAGACATTATGAAACTTGATTTTAAACAAGCAAGTAAAATTATTGGGCAATATGAAGCATTAAGGCGCCTCGGTCAATATAATATGTTTGATTTTCTTGCAGTTCAAAGAGTTGCTTACGAAAATAAACTTTATGATTTTGTTGCATTTACCGCCAATAACAAAAAGGCATATGCGTCAATTATAAAAAATTATAGTAAGTTAATAAAAACTATTGACAAGAAAGACATACCAAAATTAAAGAAAGTTAAAACAAGTTATTCATTGGAAGGTATTGATGAGTCAAATGTTTTTGATAAAAATCAAATAGCAATTGCGAAGAAAACATTAAAAATGTCTGATGCCGGTGCTAATGCAATGGGTGGTATGACAAAAGACGAAGCCCGTGCTATTCTTAAAAAACATAAGATAAAAATTAAAGAATGGAAAGAAGAGATAGGAAAGAAATTAGAAATTGGAAAATTCTATAGACAAACATTTAAAAATAGAGATATAGTATATTTTCTACCCAAAAAATTATATAAGAATGGAAACTATAAAGGGTTAAAATTTACTGTAGATGCTGGCAGAAAATTAAAGGGAAAGGCAAAACAAACAAGTGTTACTGATCCACTCTTATGATATAAAGTAGATAAGATGGACCCAAAAGTAAAAGCTAGATTTGGCGAGTCTATAACGAATGAAGCAAAAACTCCATATAATTTTGAATGTATGGAATGCGATCATAAATTTAGTCGCAAAACAATACCCAAAAGTATGGAAGTACGTTGCCCAAAATGCAAGAGTTATGACGTAGACCCACAAGAATTTTAAGGAGAAATAATAATGTCAGGAATTTTTAAGTACAAATATCAATTGTTGCCAGCAGACTATGAAAAATTCGTCAAGCTATACAAAGAGGATCATCCTAAAATTATCATAAAATTTGATAAAGGTGACCAAACTTATTATGCTTTTAAGAAAAAACGTAAAGAGTTAGAGTGGAAATATGATAGAGACAATTATCAATTGTATATTGACGAGCCAATTAAAAACTATTTCTTTAAGAAATTTATAAGGAAGGAAAATAAAATGAATATAAAAAAAGAAGAAATCAAAAAACTTGCTGAAGAAATCATGAATGATGATTGCTCAGTAAAAAAGAAGAAAGTTAAAAAAGTAAAAAAAGAACAATGGGACGAACTTCCAGTGAAAGAAAGATTTGCTCTTCTATCAAAGATTATTTTTGATACTAAAGATTTAACAAATATTGGTGCCGAAGTTTCTTCGCTTACAGAAAAAATAGGTGAAACAATTATTGCAGAAAGTGATGGGGATTGGTTTGATAAGCATACGCTTAAGAGGAATGCAAGTGAAATTACCAAGAAAGGTCATGAGTTTAATAAAAACGCATCCGAACTTAAAAATGTATTTGAAAGAATGCAAGCACTCTATGAAGAAATAGGAATGCTTATAGAAAGATATTTGTAGGAGAACGTAAATGATAAAATCAGAATTAAATGAAATGAAAAAGATAATGTTTGAAGCAGACCCAAAAGACAAACATTTGCACCCAAACTTAAAACTAATAAAACCATATCCAGGCATGGCTCTCAAAGCAGGCACAATCTTTAACTGAGATTATGAGTGGCCAGGATACGTTGCGAATAGGCGCCACAGTTCAGAATGAACATGAGAATATTTCAAACCTTGGATTGGTAAATTTTTTAAAGAAATTAAGAGAAAAGAAAAATAATGAGTACAAGTGCCGTTGAATTGAAAGAAGCTTACAAGCCCGATAATATACGTCTCTATTCGGTAGTAGGCTATCCAGCAATTAATCGTAAGAATGGATATTTCTGCAATCTTGACGACGTTTGGGAAGACGATATTAAGCATGGCACAAAAGAGTGAGATAAAATATACAAAAAATTAAAGCCGAAAGATAAGAAAACAGTTGATGATATACTTAGTAATATAAGCGTTAACGAAGTAGAAGATGGCGATATGTTTAGCTTTACAGACTTAGTAAAAGGCCCAAAAATATTAATATACACAGGAGTTATAAATGGAAAATAAAGATATAAAAGCAGAAATTAAGAAAGAAACGAAGACCAAAGTAGCAAACCCAGCGCCTAAGCATGTAAGAACAGTCGCAGAGGTAAAGTTAGCAATTCAAGAAACAGAGGCGTTAGACAAGCTTATTAGTGAAATAAATAAAGGTGATGTTAGTTTTTATACTCAACAAAACCCAGTAATTTTCGCTTCACCTGTAAGGCCAACTGCTATGCCGAAAGATATAAACGAAAAGGTTTTTAATTATCTTGATGAACAGCTACAAAAGAAAATAGATAAGTTAAATAAAATCATAACTGGAGAATAACATAATGAAGAAGTCCGAAATTAGAAATATGGTCAAAGAAGAGCTTTTGAAAGAAAGACCGGCTGAGGGCGAAGAAATCGTAGATAAAGTTTTTAGAGGAATTGAAAGAACTATTGGTTCAAATGCTACGAATAAAATTCTTAAATCATATAGTGTTGATTTAGCTTTTGAATTTGCTCATATTATCAATAATATTAATGATGGCAAATTACTCACTGGCAAAGTATTTAACGTGTTAAGAAAGTTGAAAATAAAATAGGAGAATAACATAATGAAGAAGTCCGAAATTAGAACAATGATTAAAGAAGAAATACAAAAATTAAATGAAGCAAATTTAAGTGATAACGAATTGCATAATATTGTGAGATGAATCCCTGCCGGTTCTCTTGTGGTATCTACGTTTGCGGGCAAAAACTTGAAAATAGTATTGACCGACCATGTATCAGCACCACCGTTAGTAACAAAAGATATAAAAAGTGTTGAACGCCATCAAAATAAAGCAGTAGAAAATTTTATAGACGAAGCCAAGAAATTTATCAATATTAGCAAGTCAAGTATCCATCCGTATATTCATATGAAGGGAGAAAAGGGTAGAATTTTATTTACCTCAGAATTTTCTCTTGATGTTAAAACGAAACCAGAACTTCAAAAGTTAGAACAATTAGTTAAAGACTTAAAGTTTTACAATAAATTAAAAGGATAATAATTATGAAAAAATCAGAATTAAGAACTTACATTAAAGAAGAACTACAAAGATTATTTGAGATTAAATATACGCAAACTAACAATTTACGTATATGGTTGTCGCCAGATAAGAAAACAATATATTTGGATAATGTTTCGCCCGCAAGCACACCGCAACCAATTTGGCCACTTATTAAAGCATTTCAAAAAAACTTTGGCAATTTAATGGTTGTAAATGGTGACAATAAATGGATAAAGGGAGATGATTTGGTTGTAATAGTAAATCTTGATGATACTCCCATTAATGAGAAAAAATTAGAAAAAGTATTTAAGAAGGTGAGTGTATAATGAAAGATTTGTTAAATGAAATAACAATTGGCGGTGGCGTATGATTAAGCTCTAAAACTTTTGCAAATAAAAAGCTTATAGAATCTAGTCAAATCCACTTAAAAGGATATATTGCTGAACTTATGACTAATAGAAAAACATTATGGTTAATGCCTAATAAAGGTGCAAGAGATTGGAAAAAAGAGAAAGCATATTTGAAAAACTTTTTTAACAAAGTAAAATTTGCTAACCGTGAATTGGATTCTTTAGAGGTCACTCTTCCTCTAAAATCTGACAAAGTAGAATTGGAGCTTGTTTTGACTGGCAAGATGGAGAAATAATATGGATGCCGTTTTAAGTTTTTTAAGTTCATCAGAGTTTTGAAAGGCGATTGGTGCGTTAGCAATTATCGTTGCCGCAATTTGAAGCAACCCAATTATTAGTAATAAATTAAAAGACATTAAGCTTGATGTTAGGGATAATTTGCAAGTAATAGAAAAAAAAGTTGGTCATATTGAAGGCGAACTAATTGTTATTAAAGATGCACTTAAAGAAAACACTGAATTAACAGCAATGGTAAAAACAAGAAAAGAAACTATTGAATTACTAACCACCGTTGTAAGCGGCGCACTTGAGTATATCAATGACGTAAAATTAAGAGAATTCATTGATATAAAAACAAAATCAATCATTCAATTTAATTTAGACTTATTAGAATTAGACATTGATACAATCACAGACTTACAAATAAAAACAAAAATAAACTCTGAAAAAAATACAATTGCAAAAATTGGTTATGAAATTTTAGGGCAAGAATTTATTGATAAATTTTATACTTCGGTTCATGGGCAAGGAACCGATTGATATGAAAGAGATATTTTAAATATTTTACATTGTAAAATTAACTATAAAGCTGACGCAATTAGAGCAAGAACAGAAGTATTCATAAGAGAAACCATTCGAGCATTGGCTGGCGAATATGAAGACTTTATCAAAAATAAATAGGAGGCACTATGCGACCAAGTTATATGCAGGACGGAAGTAAGGTAGAAGTTAAGAACGGTAATTTTTCGGAAGCATTAAAAACTTTTAAAAGACAGTTAAAAATGCAGAATTTATTTGTCGAACTGAAAGAACGAAGAGAATTCAAAAAACCATCGAAAATTAGGCAAGAAGCATTGAATATCGGAAAAAGAAGACAAAAATTTAAGCTAATGAACAATAAAAGGTAAGAAAAAGTTAAAAAACCCCCAAAACAGAAAGAAATATGCTGTTTTGGGGGTTTTTTTTGAAAAAAAAATAATAAAAAGATATTTATATATAAGAATAATTCCTTATCGAGTTATTGACAAAATATACTAAACCCTATTGTAGTATAACAATTTATAATAATAACCACAGTTAAGATTCTAAATAATCTTATGAAATTTTTTGAAGAAAAACAGGAGAAAAACAATGGGTAAAGTAAAAAAAACCACAGGTTCATTAAGACTTATCGACGAATGCATCACAGATGCGAAAGCTCTTATGGAAATTTCTCTCTTTAACGCTCAAGAAAAGTTAAAAGAAAGATTCACACCACAACTTAAATCACTTATCGCTAAAAGATTACAACAAGAAGAAGACGAATTAGAAGATGATGATTTAGAAGATGGGGAAAACTTTAACGATATTGAAGGCGAAGAAGAAGCAGAAATTGAAGATGATGCCTATGACGCACCAGCCGAAGAAGAAGAAATTGACCTTGATGTAATTGACGATGAAGATTTGGAAGACGATGAAGATTTGGAAGACGAAGAAGAAGTTGACCTTGATGGAATTGAGGATGATGAAATTGAAGACGACGAAGATGAAGCAGTTGCCGGATTGGAAGATGCAGAAATGGACATTGATGTTGATGATTTGGAAGATGAGGAAGATGAGGAAGAAGAGGAAGAAGAAATTAACCTCGAAGCCATTATGAAACAAATGGAAGATCTTAGCGAAGATGATGATATCGACATTGAAGACGACGAAGTTGAAATTGAAGATGACGAAATTGAAGAAGACGACGAAGTTGAAATTGAAGATGACGAAGTTGAAATTGAAGAAGACGAAGACCTTGAGTTTGACATTGAAGACGACGACGAAGTTGAAATTGAAGATGACGAAATTGAAGATGATGATTTAGAAATTGAATCATTAAAAGCCAGAAACAAAAAGCTTACAACAGAATTGAGAAAATATAAAGCAGGAACAAAACTTTTCAAACGAAAAATTGCAGAACAAAAATTTGTGCAAGCTAAATTGCTTTATGTCAATGACATGTTAAAACGTAAGAAACTTTCTGAAATGCAAAAATACAAAATCGTTGAGGCATTTGATAAAGCTAAGAACATTAGTGACATCAAATTAATCTATAAAACTTTGTTTGAAGCTTACAAGGACAGACAAAAGAAAATCAGGGCAACTAAGCCAAACACTCTTAGAGAAGGAACCGCATCTAAAGCGATTCTTGTAAATAGGAAGAAAAGAATTATTAGAAACAAAGTATCTAATCCTATAAAAGATAGATACCAACTTTTAGCAAATATAAGAAAATAAAATAGGAGAAATAAAATGGGAAAAAATTTAACCAATATTAAAAGACTGATGGAAAGTGCAGACCCTCATAAGTCCAAAATGAAACAAGCACAATTGCTTGCTGGCAAATGGGACGAAACTGGTCTTTTAGAAGGTTTGGAAGGATACGACCGTAGCAATATGGCAATACTTCTTGAAAACCAAGCACGTGAGTTAATCAAAGAATCAACTACTACTGGTAACACAGCCGGCTCAGAAGAGTGGTCTGGAGTTGCACTTCCTTTAGTACGTAGAATTTTTGGTGAACTTCCATCAAAAGAATTTGTAAGTGTTCAACCAATGAACTTACCATCTGGACTTGTGTTTTACATAAACTTCAAGTACGGAACAACTAAGTTACCTTACACAGACGGCGACCCTGTTCATGGTATTACATCAGCATCAGCAAACGCACCTTACGGTGGCTTTTATGGCGCTGGTAGATTTACTTATTCATCAAATAACTTCAGTTCATCAGTACAAGACGTTAATACCGGTTCTGCAATTGCATGGTCTGACGTAAATTATGACGCTGATTTATCAGCATCAGTAGCGGCTACCGCCGCAGGTAAAGGTATTTATAAATTAGCAATACCTGTATCTGCTCTTTCAGAATATGATACAGACGGCATTAGAGGTTTCGCAATCTCTAGTAGTGCAACAAGTGCTAATTTCGACGAATATTACCCACAATTCACAAAAATAGTTGGAACAAACGTACAATTTATTGTATCAGCATCATCAGCACTTGTAGAAGGTACAGACGGTCTGTATGCTTACTATCAAAAACAACCTTCTGCATATGACAGAGGTGACTTCGAAGAAAATTCAACAAATAGTCCAATTGATATTCCTGAAATCGACATCGAATTCAAGTCCGAAGCTATTGTAGCAAAGACTAAAAAATTGAAAGCTGTGTGAACACCTGAAATTAGTCAAGACCTTCAAGCTTATCACGCTATTGACGCAGAGCAAGAATTGACAACTATGTTGTCTGAGCATGTGACGATGGAGATTGACCTTGAAATCTTAGATATGTTAATTGTAGCGGCTGACACAACTGAATATTGGTCTGCAAATCCAGGCGTTGAATATAACGCTAACACTGGTGCTTTTGCGGCTAACTCACAATACTACATCTCTGACAAAACAACTTGGTACCAAACTCTTGGTATTAAATTACAAAAAGTATCAAATCAAATCCATGCGAAAACAATGAGAGGCGGAGCTAACTTTATAGTTGTTTCTCCTGACGTAGCAACAATCATTGAATCTATGCCTGGTTATAATGCTGATACAGATGGTAATCAAATGCAATTTGCAATGGGTGTTAAGAAAATAGGTGCTTTGAATAACAGATTAACTGTTTACAAAAATCCTTATATGAAAGAAAACGTAATTCTTATTGGATATCGTGGTAGCACATTCTTGGAAACAGGTGCCGTATTTGCGCCATATATTCCATTGATTATGAGTCCACTCATCTATGATCCTGATACTTTCGTTCCACGTAAAGCGGTAATGACCCGTTATGCGAAGAAAATGGTCAGACCTGAATTTTATGGAAAGATCATTGTACACGGATTGAACACAGTATAGATAAACGTTTATACTATATAGACTTAAAAATAGACAACCAATTTCTTGGTTGTCTATTTTTTTTATTAATTATTTTAAAATAAAGATACGACAAAGTAATACCATCTAACATTTTTTATGATAGCAAAAAAAACAAAGTGATATGCCAAGTTTTTTTGAACTTTCTTCGTGTAGCCTTATATTTATATATAACAAGGAGAAATTTAATGGCAAAAAAAAGAAATAGGACTGCTAAATTTACTAAAGTGGAATGTATGGAATGTCATGAAATGTTTTATACAAATGTTTTGGCACAACATATTAAACGGACCCATTGTCTTTCGGAATATATAAAGAAATATGGTGAATTCCGTAAAAATAAATTAAATAAAAATAAACCTGCAAAAAGGAAGGTAAATAGAGTTATATGTAAAATATGTCAAAAAAAATTTACTACCGTTGGATTATCAGGACACTTATCTGATACTCACAATATGACTACTGAAGGATATATTGAAAAATATGGCGAATTTAGGCCTAAATTTTTAGATTATAATAAAAGAGCAAAAGAAAACGGAGTAGTTTGTTTGGTTTGTAATAAAGAATTTGGTTCTGAAAGATTATTAACCTATCATATAAAAAAAGAACATCATATTACGAAACAACAATATGTCATTGATTATGTATATAAAGGGAATATTCCGAAATGTAAATGTGGATGTGGGGAAAAAGTTAAAACGTTAAACCAGCCACCATACAATAATGACTTTATAGCCGGACACAACTCTATTGGGGAAAATAATCCTAGGTTCAATGTAAGAGTAAAAGCAGAAACTAAGATAAAAATGAAAAACCGTGCTATTAGTCGGATGGGAATTTCGGATAAAAAAAATACAATACCTGAGAATAAAATTAAAGAATTATTGGTAAATTTAAACAAAGAATTTATACAACAATATCCAACAGATTATGGTGTCGTAGATTTTTATATAGTTGACGACAATATGCTTGTAGAGGTAGACGGAGAATATTGGCACCCAATGAAGAAAGAACATCTTAATTTTCAATTAATATCAGGAGCAATTTCAGATAAAAATAAGTCAAATTTACATAAACTTTATAGAGTTAGAGAGAATGATATTGACAAGATAACAACATTGAATGATATAAAAAAATTCAATAAGCATCCAGATTTGTCCATATTAAATAGACAAATTATAATGGAAAAAGAATATTTTAAACATTATATTGAAAAAAATGGTAAAGATAAATTAGAAAAATATATTAGTTTATTATTAAAATTCGTAAGAGTATTTCAGCCAGAATTCCCATACCCAAAACAAACTGATGATGTGAGCATTATAATAGATAAAATAAAAAAATATGACTTGACGAATATAATTAAAGATAATGTATTTAGAAATAATTGTTCATTAATAGGAGTCGGATATTTAAAGGCACACCACAAATCTTATTGGAACTCAAATTATAAGGATAAGAAAACCCCAGTAGAGGCTTGGCTTGATGATGATATTATGAGAAAAATAATTAAATACCGTATTGGTATAAATGATAGTAATGAAATATTTGATTTCTCACTTCATCAGTTGATAATGGGGTTGTCTGCCGCAAGGTATACCATTTCATTTTTTAAGCCAATGCTTGCCGCCGCAATATATTTGCATATATTGGGCAGTAATGCCACACCAACAGTAATTGACCCATGCTCGGGGTTTGGCGGTAGGTTGTTAGGATTTAAATCAATATATCCTAATGGAAAATATATTGGGATTGAACCGAACAAGGAGGCTTATAATGAATTGGTTGAGTTAAGTAAGAATTTTAATAATATTGAATTACACAATTGCAAGATGGAAGATTATACAGGGCCAAAAGATTGTGATTTAACATTTACATCAATACCATATTTTAATCTTGAAGAATATAGTGGTAATAGTTATTATAGTTCATTTAGTGAATGGGAAAATACATTTATAAAATCATTACAAACATTTCAAAATAAAGAAATTTGTATGTCCAAAGATATTGCCGATAAATTGAATTTTAAGTATAAATACAAAATATCCAATAATACTTCGCACTTTGATAAAAAAAATAAAGTTAAATATGAAGTAATTACAGATATGTAAAAAAAAAGAGCGGATTTGTTTTCGCTCTTTTTTTCGTATATGGGGATTATTTTTCTTCTTAAAACATTGTAAAGACATCATCATCCTTTATAAGCATCCATTTATGGTGTCCTGTATTATTATATGCATGTTCGATCGTTTTACTTTCATATCCAGTTAATTCATTATATAATGCAAGAGCTTCTTTTGATGTTAAATGATAAGCATGTATTTTTCTTTTGTCTTGATCATCCACTATAGACCATTTAGTATTTTTTGTTATTTTGCTCATTTATTTCTCCCTTTGTTTTTTTTATCTCTTTCACTCTCTCACTTACATAACTATAGTATTCTTATTGGTGGTTTTGTCAAGTTTATTTTAATTTAGTTAAGATTTTTAAATAATTCTGGATAGTCAGCCAATACTTCTGTTGGAATTGTTTTTCTTTCGGATAGTGCTTTTCTTACTATAAGGAATCTGTCATAATCAACATCTTTTGGATATTTTTCAGTAACCCTTATTATTTCAGATGACATTATTGTTTTCTTTTTGTATTCATCTATAATTCCACGTTGTCCCAAATCATATAATCCATCACCTTTATCCTTGTATGCTTTTGCAAACTCTTTCTTTGTCATTTCATAAGGTTGCTTTGCAATTTCTTTGCTTTCTTTCATTTGTATCTCCTCTTTATTTTATTAAATATCTGTAATGTGGTCTTTGTACTATTCCGCTTGCAATGATTGTCCATGCTCTAACAGTTTTTTCGCCATCAGTTAATGTAGTTTCTATATTAACGCCAACGTGTCCTGTTTTTGTTTTAAGGTTATCAATGTTGAGTCCTTTTTTATTAATTCTAAATGCGAGTTTTTCAATTGATTGGGTGTAATGTTTTTCTGCTTGTTCGATATTTTTCAAAACATATTTATGAAATCCCATTTGGACAATTCGTTTAACAGCATCTTGTTTTAAAGAATATGTTTTTGCATATTTAGTATTGTAAAAGTTTTTTGGGAAGGTCATGTAATCATCTCTAAATCGGCTAGTACGTAATATGGGAATTAATCCAAGATATTCGCACCAATCTTCATCATTCCAAGAATTCATTTCTTCTGCTCTAACAAAATCGTTTCTTGCCCATTTTTTAGTTAATTCTATATATTGTACCTGAAGATTTTGCGTTTCTTTCAGTAAAATGTTAATTAACTTTTTCATTTCCGCTCCCTTTGTTTTTTTAATCACTTATTCTCAATCACTTACATAACTATAATAGCTTTATAGAAAGTTTTGTCAAGTATTTTTTTAATTTTATTATAAATCTATCTTTAAGATAAAATTATCGAAAAAATATACAAAACAAATATTTATATGTAAGATACACTATATATACTATACATTTAAGAATGTAATGTATAGTATTAAAGTAGGAGAAAATATATGGGAACACCACAAGCACAAGTTTGAGACGGAACCACTGGAGATATATCGGGCTCAACACCATTTGGATTATTTGATAACCAAACATCGTTTCAAAATGATGGCCCAAAATTTGCTACTTTCGGAGCAAGAAAGTTAGGCTATCCAACTGTAGAAGTGGAGATTACATCAGGTTCATTTTATGAAGCATTTGAATGGTCAATAATGCAATACTCAAGACAAGTAAATGAGTTCAATATTAGAGAAAATTTAATAAACTTACAGGGCTCACCAGCAACAACAAATTTTACTCATAATAACGTTGCGATGAATACAACTAACTTATCACAAATAATAAGATTAGCAACGCCATACGGCACCGAAGCCGGAAGCGGTGGCAATATTCCATTATATACGGGTAGTATTTCTGTAATTGCAGGACAACAAGACTATGATCTGAATGTATTATGGGGAGCGGTTTCAGCAAGTGGCGACACAATGGAAATAAAAAAGATTTATCATAATGATATACCGGCAGTCACAAGATTCTTTGACCCTTATGCGGGCACTGGTATGGCATCGCAAGGAATGACGGATGCTTGGGGATTTGGCGGAATGTCACCAGCAATTACTTTTACAATGATGCCAATATATGCTGACTTGTTAAGAATGCAAGAAATTGAAATGAGTCGTGACGTTAGGTGGTCGCATTATAGTTTTCAAATTAGACCATTTAATAAATTAAGATTGTTTCCAATACCAACATCAAATTGCACATTATGATTTGATTATATTCTTGAGGAAGACAGAAATGACCCTTCTGGTAGAGGGTATACTGGTTCGTTAACAAGCGGTACTGGTTCAGTAGCAGACTTCTCGAACGCAGGATTTGAGTGGATGGATTACGACAACATTAATACAGTTGGTAAGCAATGAATTTTTGAATATGCATTTGCTGAAGCAACTCAAATGTTAGGATATGTTAGGGGTAAATATTCTGGAATTCCAATTCCAGATGGCGAAGTTCAATTGGATGGTGACACATTACGTTCTGAAGCAGAATCAGATAAAACAGCATTGATTGAACAATTAAGAGAAAGCCTTGAAGAAGCAGGCAAAAGACGACAAATGGAGAAGTCTCAGGAAGAATCTGAATTCTTAATGGAAAGTTTAAAGAAAATACCATTTAAGGTGTACATAGGATAAATAAAAAAATAAAAAATAGGAGTACATAAATGAAAAAATCAGAAGTTAGAACAATGATACGAAATCTTGTAAAAGAAGTAAAATCGAACAGTACAGTGGTTGGAGTATTAGATAATGTTGATTTGACAAAACCAGTTAAATTAAAAAAACCTGTAAATAAAAAGGAAGCAAAAATAATCTTTAAAATCACAAATTGCAACAGAAAAACAAAAAGAGTATATATAGAACCAATTTCGGGAATTAAATTAATGCATTTTAAGCCCCAAGAACTTGTCTCAATTAAAGATATTGAAAATATATAGGAGAACATAAATGAAAAAATCAGAATTAAGAAAAATAATTAAAGAAGTTATACAAGAAGCAAGTTCAATTAAATTAATTCCGAAGCATATGTATAGATTAAAGCAAATAGACTTGGATTGAGATGTTGGCTTGTGTAGATATGTTGGACATTTTACGAAGAAAGGAAGTTATTATAAATTTACTAATTTTAAAACTGGCAAGTCATTTAATATACACGACAGTCATTTAAAAAATTATAAAATAGTAGCTGTCGGGAAAAGGTAAGTCATATAATTACTGAATTGTTACCTGAATTAAAATAAAGGAAGAATAAAATGAAAAAATCAGAATTAAGATTAATAATTAAAGAAGAAATGAAAAAGTCTGAAATCAAGAAAATGATTCAGCAAGATTTAGGCAAAATTAAAGGCGTAAGATATGTTGAAAAATGATTAGATGGGGCAATAGTAGCACTTCATGGAAAAGATAACAACATACGTAAAAAACTTAAATCTAAACTTGAAAAAATAGGATATTCTGTTAGTTCTATTGGAATCGGATTTGATTATAATTCTAATGAACAACAACTATACATTAAAAAAAATATATAGGAGAACATAAATGAAAAAATCAGAAATTAGAAGTATGATAAAAGAAGAACTCCAAATGATAAATGAAGGCAACAAAGGGAAAAAAAATGTAGGTGGGCTTATAACATTCTATCCTTCAGATTTTAAAAATAAATCATTCTTTGACGATTTATTAAGTCAATTTGATATTTTGTCTGGCGAAGGTAATGATTGGAAAGGCGATCCAAAATTACTTACCATTTATGTAAAAAAGGTGGAGTGAGAGTAATGAAAAAGTCAGAAGTTAGGACAATGATTCGTGAGGTGATTCAAGATACTATGGATGATATAATTATTTGGAATGATAAAGCACTTCGCTCTTCAAAATGATATGTTTGGTTTTAAAAAATTATAAGGAATAAGAAATATGAAGAAATCGAAAATAAAAGAAGCAGTATCTCAAGAAGAACGCAAAAGGTATGTAAATTTCGCAAAAGGATTAAAACAATACTTGATGAAAAATGACCTAAAAGGATTCAAAATAAGTGTTAGTGTGTCAAAGTCAAAAAGACCAAATCCGTATATTGCTGTTGATATGTTTAATTGAAAAGAAAATCCAATGCCAAATGATTTGCGATTAAAAGCATATAAAGCAATTACTGGAAAAAGTACAAGCGAAAAAAATATTGTGTATGGTAATATAACGCAAAATAGAATTGCATTAAATTATGGAACATGGAAAGAAATATTTAAGGATAAAATAAAAGAATCGCAAACTATGAAGAAATCAGAAGTTAGACAAATGATAAAAGAAATGATAAATGAAGATAAAAATTTAGGACACTACTCAGAAGACCATGGAGTAACATATGTGGATTCTAATTTTATTAATAAATCAAGTGGAATGTTATCTAATTCTAAATTAAAACATATGGGATTTGGCGAATTTTATATAGACACACCAAACGGAGAAATACAATTTGCAAGACAAAATAAAAAAATTGATGGATTTGTTGGCAGAGCACATAAAATATATGATGACAAAAAGGGAAAATTAGTAAAACAATTAATTGCTATAATGCTTAAAAATAAACGAATAGAACAAGTAAGTTAGGAAATAAACTATGCCATTATTTAATAGAGTACGAGACATTTCATTATTTGATCATATAAATCGTGAATTGATTATTGATATTATTGATACAGTGATAACAGTATATAAAATAAATGCTTACGAGAACAAAGAAGACTTATATGGTGAGACATTAAATATGGTTTATTTTCCAGATGTTACTGTTGCAGGCTTAATTGAACATGACCCACCTGATGTTGAAAACGAGGAATTTGGAGTTGATATAAATCAAGGAATTACTATTAAATTTCACAAAAATAGTTTAGAAGATTTTGGATTGTATCCAGAGATTGGAGATATTATTGTTTGAAATGAACATTCATTTGAAATAACTGCCGCAATTGAAGACCAATTTATCGGTGGGCAAACAGACAGAAA